CCTTCAAGTGGAAGGTTCTCAGTCGCTGATCCTATTGTCTCAGAAGTTGAAGTCGTATTGTTGTACAATTCGAAATCAGATGCTACAAGTCCCTTCAATTTGATTGGATTGTATGCAGTACCATAATCAAACTCAGCATTGAAAGTCACTGATGTGTTTGCTACTTGAGTCAAGTCTGCAAAGTTTACATCGATTAATCCTTCAAGATCGTTGAAGTTGATACCAGCCTCTTCTGGTGTGATCATGTACATTGTACCCTCATCGAATAAACGATAGAAGTCAAATCCGACCATGATCTTGCTGATTGTAGAATCAGTAGCAAACATATACTTAGGATCAAACGATGGATTATCTACTGCGATAGGATACAATTTGTCTCCCACTTTAGATCCGACCAAGTTACCATTTACATCAACGATGTAAACTCCAAACTCAACACAACGATTGTTCTGTAGTTTGCTCAATAATGTAGGCGATGAATCATCTGCCCATAACTCTCCAGAGAAAGATCGTACTCCTTGACGTAGGAATGCTTTTCTTCCAGAGTTTGCTTCCTCAAATTGAGAGTCAGCCTTTGGTAGTTCGACATTTTCGAACTGAGGTAATGGGAACCATCTCTGGCTCTCATCACTTTGGTTAACCAATGTTGACCATGTTGGAACTGCTACAGACAAATCGATAGCATTATCTACTCCAGCATTAGACTTCAAAGGAACCATTATCAATGTGCTTGTTACCGATTGGATCGGCACACACGCTGGGACTCCAGTGTTGGATAGTCCCATATCACAATTACATCCTAATGACATATTCTTAAAGTGTTGTGAATTGTATTTAACATTTACAATTCTGTTTATATTTTACTAAGTTGACTCTGAGCTCAACTCCAGATAGATTTGCATCAAGGATGTTCTCAAACATTCCACGATCTGTCTCTACACCGAATCTGCTGAACGTGATCAATTCATACTCTTCTATAGTTTGAAAACTGCGATCGTATCTCACGCTTTCCATAAAGGCCTTTGCAAGTCTCTCCATAGGATAGACTACATTGTCTCTGTGGTCAGCAGTGTAATAGTTTCGTATGTCAGTCTCATCCAGAAAGAACATTCTGATCTCACTCTCAAAGTCAATTGCACTCTCTCTCCCTCTCTTGGTCATTCGTATCATTTCCAATAGCCAGGCAAGTGGTGTCTTCTCGGACATTTTATTTGTAGAGATTGTCCATTCTCTATTAGTGGCCATCTTAGTTCCAGAGATGTAGAATGGTGATGGTATGTATATCGTTCCATCTAATGGAGGATTACTCACCAGTAATGGCTCAACGTTTATATACTCATCTGGTACGACCTCTGTGATCGTATAAACATTATCAGACTCATCAGTGACCTTCTTTCCCACTCTGATCCACTTGGTGTCACAGATATAGGTTCGGCCATCTACAGAGTTGTATTCGCCCACGACAGAATTATCTATCTGAGAGACGAGTGTTCTGACTACGTTTGTGATCTCTGTTGTCATATCCAGTAAGCAGTTAATTTTTCTGTACCATTCCATTTACTAAAATCTCCCACTCCCACATATGTCAAAGTGATAGATGCATCACTATTGCCTCCCTCGATCTGTAGCACATCACCGATCTCATAATCTGCACCAGCAGACTTGATCTCTAAGTGCGTAATGTGTCCGTTACCAGATGAAGTAGTCAACGTGACTACTCCACCAGTACCAGAACCACCTATCAAGTTGGCATCACCATCAACGTATCCAGTGCCATCAATCAACGTATACGATACAATCTGGCCCAATGAAGGACTCTGGTTGATGTATATGTATTCTTGTATAGCCTGGTATGTTTTAATGGCTTCATTATATCTCTCCCACATAAGTGAATGAGGAGTGTCAACTACAATGCTATTCTCTGACATCTGTTTCACACCTCCATAAGGAGTCTGTTGATTCAGAAGATCTCTCGCATATTCCCAATATATGAACCCCTTTAACATTTCAAGTATTCCTTCACTCTCAAGTATGCGATTCAGACCATGTCCGAATGTCACACCAGTACCATAGAATGGTGTGAGAGTGTTTAGATCCATATTAAATGGATTGAATATCTTGAGGAAGTTTGGACTCTGTGGAACATTCATCGACAGATCGGCAATGAACTCATCGTACAATTCTGCACCAAGTAGATGCACAAGATACTTCTCTTCGTACTTTACGATGTAGGAAGTGATCTTATTTGTGTCGTACATTCCAGTGGAAAGTTCGTACTTGTTTATGAAGTCATCTGTTGTCAATAGCATCTTTTACTTTTTTAGTTGTCCCCATCCTCTTTTGAGGAATCCTTTAATCACTGATCCAGTCAGTTTCCAGATCGCACCTTTTGGAAGTTTACGATTGTTACCATTGCCCTCAAAGATGTAGAGCTCGTCATCGTTAATCTCTACCTCAAGTGTGACCTTTCCATCCTTACTCTTTGAGTATTTACCATCAACGTGCTTTCCATCCCATTCGATGTCAAGGTTGCCTTCTTGGTCTCTGTCGATGCTTATGTCAACTCTCTTGGTGTCGATATCAATGTCAAGTTCTTTTTTCTTTCTTGACTTCTTTTCTTCTTTACGTTCTGACCTGGCTTCTTTGCGATCTGATCGCTTGTCCTTCCTGGCCTCTTGTCTTTCAGATTTGGTTGTTCTCGTTTTCTTTTCCATTTTGTGCCTCCTTTAATTTATTATGGCTTTAAGATTAGTGCTAAATCTGTAGCAATATCACCAAATACAAACGCTGGTTTTTGGTTGTTCTTCACATATGAAACAAGTCTCGCCTCTGCTAAGATTGTTACCATGTTCTTTGTGAAATCATCTTGATCTAAACCTACAGACATTGCAATGTTGTTTCTGAATCTTACGTTCACTCTTGACATATCACCTACAAGATAATCACCTACTGGCATAAATGTTGAAGAGATCACTCTCATTCCAGCAATAATCATCTCACCATCTCCAGACTGAACTGGTAAAAACATTGGGTAAGTGTATGCACCATCAGACGCTTTAGTCAATTGAAGTTTAGCAATATCCTCTGGATTCAATACAACGTGAGTTGGTGTGAAGTTAGATGCTTCGATCTGAGCCTTCGCCACTCTTAATAAATCACTGATGTTTGCATCTTGTACTTCATCGTCAAAGTTTCCATTGTAGCCAGGTAATCCCATTGATGCATCAATTAAACCTTTGATCTGGTTACCAGCACCAGTTCCAGTCAATAATGCTTGTTCGATTCCGACTCTCACTTG